GTGAGTCTCCTCTCGCCATGACTAAATCATGGACTCTCCTCCTCTCGAAGAGTGAGAGTGTGAAATTACAAAATATCCAGGTTGAGTGAACTCTTCCAGTAATATTTATTAATAATTCCCAGTTTAAAGAAAACCACCCCTGTCATATAGTAGGGCTAGCGACTTTAACTACTCAATAAAAACTTGGAACTACAAAGAGCATGTTGATCATAATCGTTACTTTATTTTCAATGAGCTATTTTGAATGGTTCCTCGACGAGTCCGAAGGCCATTAGAAAAATTGGATTTGATCCATTATATGTTGATAGACGTTATATGATAACAAAAGGTCAGCTCGAACATTATGGGTACATTGATCTAAAACTAATGGACTATTTAACCCTATAGACGATTTTTCCCCTATAGGTGGCGCCGAAATTAATGTCGTTAAGTATCTAGTCCACGTGTTGTTAACCACGAAGACATCAATTTCTAGACTTGGATATACATCCCAGTACATTTAAGGTCGAATTGGCTGCGCCTAGGGATCTGATTTGTTTATTTGACAGATATAGACATAGTTGTAAATTCCTTCAAGGTAATTTGCCCCTATTGTACTCTGACCGTGTTTAATTTAAAAGAACATAAACGTTTGTACGAAAACGAAATGAAAACTAACAACGCTCGAAGCGTGGTTACTCTTCCATAAGGTAAGAGCAACTGTTAATCGAAATCCTCCATATGGTAGGATAATGTTAAAAGTCGTAACTTTATTTTTCATGTTTTTGTGTTTTTATATTTTATATGTTTTTGTAATTTTATGAGACTAATAATACAGGTGGTTATTAGAATCTTATTTTTCTTTTAGTTATATAGAGAGGTAACTTATGATTAAAGAATAAAGAGAAAGAAAAGACAATCCTGAAATGTATCAGGTGTGTGAAACGTCAAAAGCGTATTGCAAGCCCCATCCAATAAAGGTGAGGTGTGTCATTACAGCATATGTGTTTAAATACGTTCCCAGTAGGACCGAACGCGGTGAACTTTGTTCAACTCGGACCGTTCTAAGAGACTAGCTTCTTCGTATAGAAGCGGCAATCCTCTCTGGGCATGATTTAAATCATGAGTCAGTAAATTCACGTAGCAATGACATTACATTGAAATTTCACTATTATATTTTTGCATGATTCAGACCAATGAGTCTGTATAATTAAGAAACTAAACTCTTAACGCACCACATGCGAGGTGACTGACTAATAATATTAAAACTATTATTGGTTAAGCACCGCCTGTTGTTTCGCTTGACAACTCAAGATGAAAGTTAAGCCATTCAACTGTTTTCTTTAATGTCTTTAACTAGACATCGATTTTCGCTTGTTCGAACAAGATGAGAATTAGCACTCAACTGTTTCAGTTATACTCGGGACTAGAGTTTGATTAATTGTGGTATTAATCCGCTATTGCACCGTAGATTATTTATGGGCTTACACCATAGGCGGTCTACTACCTCGGCTGATCAGGCCTAGTTTTTACTGCATTTGTAACGCAAATATCTTCCCATTTCATCAATGTCTTCCAGGCTTATAAAGCATTTGTCAAACTTCCTAAACTGTACCGCATATGTAGACCATGAGTCGGGTTATCTAATAAGGACGTTTACTCCCACATTTCATGAACCTCGCTGATTTTCCCGGTTGACGGATTATTACAGCAAGGCAGTGGATTAAATTGTCCATTCGAAAAACCATGTGCTCAAAGCTTCATCCTACGTGATTAAACTTTTATAATCAATAAGGATTGCAGTTAACTACATGTACACGAAGGAACGTTGCTGAACTCCCTTTACATAACGTATAACCCAAGGGTTATAATATATGAGGTGAAGGATGACATAGGGTCAATTCTCTTGTTACATTTGCCAATAATTTGATAATTTCGTAGGTTCAAGGTACGTCCTTAGACTCATTTTCACTTGGAAGCATCACCGTAGAATTAACTACAGGAGAGGATCTTCCAATAGAAAGGTTTGTCTGGGCCCAGATTAATGAGGATACCAGTCCTCAAGAACCTAGCGCAGGCCGGGACTTCTACCCTTTGAAATTATGACCTTATTGAGTTTCTAACGAGATAATCAGAATCCCTCTTTTTAGGTAGAACCCTGAGGAGGTCACTCTGTCGTGGGTGAATAGTTTAAAACTATCAACATCTATTAGTTACATAACCAGTTTTAGCCAGTTTTTCAGACTATCTCAGGTTAGTTTGCTAATAGGCATGGGTGTTTCCGTACACACCCTAAATGGATTATGTATCTTTCAGTTTGAAACAGTGACTGTTGTGTGATTTCTTTAAGGTTTAATCACTTTAACCATCGGTCCGATATTTCAGTTTAGTACATAATACTAGGGACTGTTTTGTTGTTTCATTGAGGTTTAACAACTTTAACCGTGACCAGAATCTTGTGAGCTCGAACCCTCAATTTCTATTCCATAATTACTATCATTAAACTAAATACCTATAACATCGAGTGTCTAGTTTTATATAGTTTTCAAGCAAAGATAATTGTCAATGAATGGGAAGCTTTTGGCAACCTAGTCAATGCATCAATTTCTTGTATTGGGTTTTATTGTCACAAGGGGAAAGTGATTGTTTAAGGCACAATTCTAAGCCTGCAATATATTACGCTTGATATATTAGCAAGATGTAGCTTCATCATTTCTACAGTTTAGAGAATGAAATCATTCTCCGATGAAGGGGAACTCGATACAACTAATTAATATTATAAATGAAAGTAGGGACTACAATCATATTTAATAAGTTGAATCGTTATTCAGATCTATTATCATTGCCTATTGGACCATTAGATTATCAAACTTTTCATAGAGATAGACGGTCAAGATTACAATGCAATTAACAACTAAGGATCATTGGATGGAAGAGACCACTTTTGTGGACCAATCCACCCTTTCCCAAAGATAAAACCGACATACACTCAACCAGCAGGGCTCCTGTTCTCGGGTCACACCCGTGTGAGAACAGTTACATGCGTATTGAAGTAAATACCTCGATTGGTATGTAAGTTTTTCTAAGGCATCCCCCATGCTGTAACTATGCATTGAAACTATCGGTTCTCATGGTTGATAATATCTCTGCTCCTTTAGCCAAAGAATAGATGATTACGAACCAAGTCACACAACTAATTAAAGTCAGATGACGGGCACTAACTATAGACGCTTAATTAAAAGAAGCTATAGTACAGTATCCTTAAAGTTGAATACCAGAACAATTAGCATCCTTGTCCTGAATGCCAGAGGAGTAACCCTATTGCCTATACTTTAGCCGATATTCCCCTAGTTTGTCACGTACTCTGTTCCCGCAACCGAATGAAACTAGTTGACTGCCCAAGGGTAGTAGTTACTGTTACTAACGTATAGTTAAATACACTAGCCACTTTCCCACTAATTAAATAGCATGAAAGAATTTAAATTTTGATTGATTTGGGTTCAATTCTAGACCACAGTTTGAACATTTGTATCCCGGCTTCTTCCGGCTGTCCTGTCTAAGTCAGGTTCTTATGTTAACTGTTTAGATCTGGATCTTTTAAAATTCAAATTTGATCATGATATTAGTTTGGGTTAGCAACCAACCATAGTTTTCGCATTGCCCAACTGTTTTAAACATCTTTGAATCCTCATTGGTGGATAATTTATGGGTTACCATGATAAACCCAGATGTTAACCAACTCTCAATGTCGCATTCAGAGCCACTTCATGATAAGACGTCTGTATCTGCATTCCTTCTACGAGAGGGACCGGCAGTACGGTACTAAGTTCCGAAGACCCCTAGTATTATGACCATCAAACCAAGGTGAAAATCCGGAGATAATCCATGGGTAAAACTTTGAATCGAAATTTGCCGCATTGCAAAAGCTATTGGCGCATACTGATTTGGAAATGCCGTTCTAGCGCTTCATCAGAGAATGAGTCTGAGACCAGCTAGATTGCCAAAACCATTTCAAGATTCAAACCAGAAATTGAGTCAACTATCATTTACTTACTTGAAAGATATTAAGCTTATCAACTGCCTGATTTTACACTCGGGGCTTGAGTTTGTTAATCTGATTTCTCTGTCGGCTATTAACACTGCTGCAATTAAGTGGAGCATACCGTGACTTTAAGTGTCATAACTATTAAGGTATTAAGCTTACCAACTGCCTGATTTTATTCTCGGGGCTTGAGTTTGTTAACTTGATTTCTCTGTCGGTTGTTAACTCTGCTGCAATTAAGTGGAGCATACCGTGACTTAAAGTGTCATAACTGTTGTCTGAATGAAAAAGAAAAGTTCGATGACGTCGGTTCCCCGGCTCGCCAACGGAATCAAAATCCCTTTGAACCCTAAGAAAAACTGACTAGCAATTTATTACTTATTGGTTTCGATCTTTTCCTGATCTTCTCACCGCAGGTAAGCTTTTGATTATATCATGGCTGATTAAGCCTAATGTTATTGACAAAAGGGAAAGACAATAACCCGATTTTTGACCTATTGTTTTTGTGTTTTTCTTCAAAACCTTTTCAGGCAGCTATGTCTTCTTTAAGCTTTATTTCAAATGAACATTCCTTTTTGATACCATCGCTAATTGACGTGTCTGCCTTCAAGGTCAGATATTTTGGAATTGCATAGTGTCCAGGTTTCAATCTTTCGGTTTGTCAACAAAGAAGAAAGTCCATTGGTGATGCCCGTGACAAGCGGAAGGTGGATTATGAATGTTCTCAGTTAAGGAGTGAAAATGGTCGTTCGTTTTATTACAGATCGAGCAACGTTTACCTTCCTCAATTGTATGAAACAATGGTGCGTCATCAGGACGGTCCGAATGATATTTCGTGAAGACGGGCATTGAATAAATAGAACCATCCTCAGTTATATTAGGAGGAGGCGAAAACTTTGTTTGGCTTATTTTTCGGATATGGCCATCCATGGAGGATTCCAGTCCCTTTATATATTGACGTAAACTATTCTTTTTGTCATATGCAGTACATAGGGTTTGATTGCCAATTATCTTTTTAATACCAGTAATCATCGACTTATATTCTGCCTTCGTTTTTGCGAGCTGGTCATCCAACAAAGATTGGTATGACTCCCAAATCGTCGCTGTGTTAGTTTCAATATAGTCTTGACTGCTAACTGACGTATCGATTTGCAAACACCACCGCCCTTGATAAGGTAACATTGGTGTATTCGATGTGTAGAATACTAATTGATCCTTTACTACTGGCACCGCAACTTTAACTTTATTACTAAAATCAAAACCACTAGTAACGGGTGGTTTGTTGCGGAGAGATGTGTATTTCAATTTATAAATTGAAACGTCCGATAATAGTGCGTAATTGTTAACAATATTGAAATGTAAATACGGGACTGAGTGAACTTTAACGAAGGTGTTTATGAAATGATGCTCTTCCTGTAATTTACCTTCTAGAGCTAAATACCAATACTTTTTCAATTCGCTTTGTTTGATACCAGATAACATAAGCAAATGATACAGTGCAACATTTTTGATTGCGATTTGAGACCCCGATGGAATTTTCGATGAATCGAAAAGAACGTAAGGTATTTCTTTAAAGTATTGATAGCCCTCCTTTTCTAACTCGGTAAATGGTTCTAACTTTGGCATGTTAAAATGATCAGCAACAGCCTCTGAGTCAAATATATTTGAGGACGGATAGTTCTCGAAATTCGTCTTATTCGTGCCAGCGAAAGAAGGAAATATACAGATATCATCATTTTGGAATCGACCAACTCTACCTATAATCTGTTGATGAGTATTACGATCTGTCGGAAGGAAATGAATTTGACCTTGGTGATTGACAATCATTTTCCCACTGTCTATGAGTAATCTCCTTCCAGGTAGATTGATTCCCGCAGTGATGATTTGGCTTGTTACAAGTACAGTTTCGTCACTTGGGATCGGTGTGCCTGCAGTTCTTTTACTAACTTCGAAAGTCTTGATGTTGTTATAGTGTAGAGCGTCTCTGACCTGATCGATTTCATGGAATGTAGACACACGGATGATTGCGTGTTTTGCTTGCTCTCTGAATTGTGGTTGCTCCCTAGCCCAGAGGAAGTTATTGACAACAGTATCATCTTTAACATATAACCGTTTCGTATATCGTGGAGGAATCACGGTTCTTGCATCGAAATTAATGGATTCTGTAAACGGTAGAACGATTGGCGTAGCTGAGAGGTACAATTTTTGGTTTTCATCATTGTTCTGATCAATTAATTTAATCATTTCACCTTGAAGTTCATGAAATTCATCACAGATGATTAAATCATCTTTGTGGATTTGGTCCCGTATTTGAAGAGCATGTCCATATGTGGTTATATAAATCGAAGCTTTGGCTAAAAGTGTCTCAGATTTATCAGCGATTAACTTATTATCACGATTCACAAGAGCGTAATTGTATGGTGTATTAGGGTGCTGTTTAACATTTGCCAGATACTCTGTGGAATATTCGTCCCTTAAAATCCTTCTCGGTACTAAGAGCCAAATTTTTCTGAATTTGCGACGTGTTGACAGGTCTGGATTGACATATTGGTTGGCCGTGATTAATGCGTGAAGCAAAAGTGTGGATTTACCAGTCCCAGTGGCGCTCTGAATCATCATGTTTTTGCCTGTATTGAATTGCTTGGTGAAATCTGATGTCGACGGCAAAATTAAATCCTTCCATGGGTTTCGATTCTCAGGCTCAAATAAGTGATCTTTTTTTATATCTTGACCACCTCGCCAGATTTTCGTGAAACATTCAAGTACAATGGGTGTTAGATCTACCAAGAAATCGAAGGGTAATAACCAAAACAATTGGATCGGTACGAAGTCAACTAAAAAGGCAGAAAACCGCTTCATTTGTAGGTATGGGTCCTTTGGCATTAGGGCGGAAATTAATGGTGAGGATTTTGCGGTTGACAGCCAATTAAACAAACCCACAACAGAATATAACTTTGGAACATCAATTAATGTAAACATTATTAGCCGGTAGAACACACCGATGAAACGAATTGTAATTATCCATCTCTCAATCGGATAAAGCGCTGCATATACCAATGTTATGCAAATTACAGCGTTCTTGTATGTTCTCGACGAATATTCTATTTTCGTTATTTCCCCCTCGGTGTTCTTAATTTCAGTTGTTGTCACATACTTGAAAACATCGGCGTGTATCTCTGGGTCTAACAATGATTCATAAAAATGCGATGCCGCAGTAACCGCCCCATAAGGCGATTGCGAGCAAAGTGATTGGAAAGAAGCAAGAGTGGTTATTTCATTAAAGTTATAAATATATATAAACTTCTCTATATATTTATTAAAAGTATAAAACGTTGCATCTGGATACAATGATAAAAAGTTTGGTGTCATTTTGTAAATCTCACGCGGGATGTCACCAATTAAACCGGAAGCAAAATCAGTAATCTGCCGAATGAACAAGTCAGGTTCAGCAGCATTTCTCTCTAATTTTTTCATGAAGAGTTCATGATCCTTCAAGGTATCACGATCTTCTAATTTCATGTGGTCACGAATAATCTTTTCGTAACTAGGACAACGGTTTAGATGAATGAAGTAGGAAAACAGTTTCTTTGACATTTCTAAGTCTTGATATTTTTGTCGATCTTTTCTTGCACGTTGGATTCTATTGTCGAGTTCACGTTTCCTAGATGCGCTATTTGTTTTATTATATTCAAATTCTAAGGAATCGATGTCACATAATAATCGGTTGAACTGACGTAATTGCTGGACGGCTGATTTCCCGAATGCACCACGGAGTAACTCTTTATTGTTCCTTTTCCCAACTGGCGTGTTAATCTCAACAGTTTCGAGGCCAATTCGGTCCGATTTATATTCCACTCTGTAATCCGAGGAATGAACATTCAGAATGCGAGCTAGTCGATGAACATCTTCTACGTACTCTTGTGTGAACATCCGATACAATTGAGGAGAGAATGCAGTATTTGCGATGTGGCCTACATTCCTTTGGATACTTGAAAACAAATAGGTGAAATTTTCAGCTGAGGCTTGGTAATAACGGAAAGCAGTTCTCCTCAACATAACAGCATCCTGATCCTTATAGATGATGGTTTTGGGGAATGGTTGGTTAAGTGGAATCGGCTGTTGTGATACGTTTGCGTGATAGCGGTAAGCCTTTTCCATTTTAGTTAACGTTTTCTTATCCTCTAGCGTTGGTTGCCGGCATAGGTTGCCTAAATACTCCAACTCCCCGATCTCATTAACGATTTCAATTGACAGACTTATTCCATAATACAACATGGATTCATACAATTTTTGACGGTTAATTTTTGATTTAGGCAAGTTTATAGTCCAAACATTATCATCCCCGGTATTAAAAAGAACAGCGTTTGGCTTTTGATTACGTGCTTTCATTATATTATCGTCATTTAACTCCTTTACGGTAGTATAAATCTCGGATGGCGAATATTGATAGTCGAAGTATCGGCACAACCCGGCAATAAATGAACCCTTGAATCCCCAAGTATTATCCCAAGATGTGGCTGATTGACCAGTACCTCCGCCTCGATTTTTGGCATGAACATTCTGTATGAGGTGAGGATTTTTTTCGTACGTTTTCATTACGTCGAACAGTTCCTGCTTCGTCTGATAACTAAATGTAGTATTCAAGTATTTCAAGTGTAATGAATCTTCCGTCTGTGAGGCTAACTTATTTGGATTCAGGATCGAGAACTGGTCTTTAAGGATTTGTTCCATCTTAGCATTAGTGGCTTCAATAGTGTCAATTTCAAAGTACTTGTTGTATGTGTCCCGTTGATCTCTTAGGTCATTACGGTTTTTTGACGCAAGTTGATTACGTCGTCCAGTCAAGCCAAGAGGAATTTCCTTTGGATTTAACGCAATGGTGTAAAATTCAGATGTTAACACATTTCTGTTGTGACACATTAAGATTGCTCCATTTTGGTGCAACGTTGGTAAATTTGATTTAAGCGCAGCTTTATAGATACGATCTATTTCCTCGAAATTATTATTGGCACGAGCCTGACGAAGGACGGCATCATGTTGATTGACAAGGTCGTCAATATCCACGACTTTATCTTTATGTTTGGATGCGAAAGTGGTTTTAGACGAAGCAACAGGTGCGATAATTGCCAATAATTTCTCTCTTCGTTTATTGTCTTCGAAGAACCAATCTTTTTCCGCGATCTCATCATAAGTGACAGTAGAATGGAAAGGAGCGGAAAAGAGAATTCTCGGAGTTTTTGGGTTACTTGTGTCATACAATTGATTTATATTATCCAGCAGAACAAACTTGTCACGGTATAAGAATTCTATCTTCTGTTTATCTTTGAACCAATCCCAGCCGTTGTCCAATACGACTCTATTAATATGATTGAATAATACATACTTTGAAGGATTTGATTTAAACAACTCTCTTTGAAGGTCACGATTGCAGACGAAAGATAATGAATTTAAATTCTCTTCTGTTATGCCGAATATCCAGGCGTTACCCATTGCATCATAATGAGACTTAAGTACAGAAGGAATTGCTTTGTTGTTACCCTTGAACCCTTTTTCAGCCAATCGACCCAAGAACTCGAAAACAAAAGGTTTATTCCTGGAGTCATACTCAGTAGCATCAGACAATATGGCGGAGCCCCCCATTTGTTTATGTTTGATAAGTTGTCGGTAAAGATAATTCATATTTTGATTAAGTACCATTCCCATTCCAGCACCAGTTAAACGCCAGGTGATACGTTTGTTCTTCTCAATCTGAATGACTTGATCGATGAAGTACGATGCGAGATCTTGAGCCACAACTGTTCTTAGGTTCTTATTTTCATTGACAACTTTGTCTATATTTACAACCTGCGATTTAACAAAAGCATGATAGAACTGAACAGGGTATTCACCTTTCAGTAATTTTTCTTCACAATTTTCGATTAATGTTTCGTCCCATCCTGCGGCGAACATTTCTTGACGCGATTTGTAAGTACCCAGGAATGGTGACCCAGGTGAATACTTCTCCTTCACATAACTTAAAATCCCTTTTGGAGACGTTATCGTCCAGTCCGAAAGTGCCTCTGGATGTTTGTCAACTAGACATTGTGCGATTTGATCAGCCAAGTCTCTATCCATGCTCGTTATGGGTTCGTATTTTGGCGAATACCGATTAATCGATTGCCTGATTCTATCAGGATTTGCTTTCCCAAAGTAAACGCAATCCGCGCCTTGAGGCGTCCCCATGTCTAAATAGCGGTCAATTCTGTTTTGATAAACTTCGTCAACCTCATAATCATCTGGACTGAAACCAAGGTACTGTGCTTCTTGACGACTCATCACAGGTTTACTCCACCCAACTCGTCTCTGTTGCGGTCTATTGAGATCTGGGGTTTTTCCTTTATTTTTGCTCTTTGATGAATGTTTTTGGGTCAGATTCGACGTAAATTCATTAAAATCAGTCATGAAATCACTTCTCTCCTTTACGGTAGACCAAGCAATCTCTTGTTCAAGTCGCGCGCGTGCGGATAACTTTGGCGTTAATGCAAGGCCAGATAGCGCCCAAGCATTTTTGATGCGCTTAGCTTTAGAACTCTTAAAAATAGTGTCTGCGATTGTTGCGACGGTGAACCAAAGTATCGTCCAACAAGCCTTGAATGCGGTGTATAACATGCGACCAAAGAACGCAAGAATGATAAATATAGAATAAAGATATTTTTTAAGGGTATGTGCTCTTTC